TTTCAACATTTAGTGGGTTAAGCTCTGTAACAGCAGATGCTGTTGTAACAAAAACAGGTGGCTTCAGAGTAATAGACAGCACAGATAATACAAAGCAATTAGCTTTTGATGCTTCAGCTATCTCTGGAAGTACAACTAGAACACTAGCGGTTCCAGATGCTAATGATACTTTAACTTTATTAGTAGCTACTCAAACATTAACCAATAAGACTTTAACCAGTGCTGTATTAAACGGAACTATATCAGGAACATCAATAAAAGATGAAGACAATATGGCTAGTGATTCGGCTAGTCATCTTGCCACTCAACAATCAATCAAAGCTTATGTAGACACTGAGATTGCAGGTATATCTGCAGACATCACAGCTGTTACTGCTGGTACAGGATTATCTGGAGGAGGTACTTCAGGAGCTGTAACTTTAGCTATAGACGCAACAGTTGCTACACTTACTGGATCGCAGACTCTTACAAATAAAACTATTGTTTTAGGAAACAACACAGTTTCTGGAGCATTAGCTAACGGTATAACAGCAACGACTCAATCTGCTAGTGATAACTCAACTAAGGTAGCAACAACAGCTTACGTAGATAATCAAGTTACTGCAGGTGCTGTAAATGAGTTTGCAGATAATGTCTTCAGAGTAAAAGATAATTCAGATGCTTCTAAAAAATTAGCATTTGAATGTTCAGGAATTTCGGGTAGTACGACTCGAACCATGACTGTTCCAAATACAGATGGAACAATCAGCACAGAAAGTTTTGCTACTGCAATAGCAGTGGCTTTAGGATAGTATTATGGCAACCCAAGTACAATTTAGAAGAGGAACAACAGGTCAGCATTCTGCTTTTACAGGAGCAGTTGGTGAAGTAACTGTAGATACTGAGAAGAAGACTGTTTGTATTCATGATGCAACACAGGTTGGAGGTTTTCCATTATTAAAAGAAGATGGAAGTAACTGTAATTTTTCAATAGGATCACTATCCAGTTGTGCTCTGAAGTTTGCAGGAGATCCTGATACAGGAATAATCAGTCCAGGTCTCGATCAAATATCACTAGTGACTGGTGGATTTGCAAGGCTTACAATAGATTCATCTGGTGTGGTGACAATTCCAGGGAATGTTACCATAAATGGCACTTTCAATGTGACAGGAACTACTGATCTTCCTGATCAACTCGCTCTCATACTCGCTTTAAGTTAATATGGCAAACACCTTTAAAATTGATACAAAATCAAGTGTTGTTACAGACGCTGTTAGTAGTACTAACACCAACGTCGTAACAGCTGGTGGTTCGGCAACTCTAGTTCTTTTAAGTTGCTTAGTTTCAAACAAGACAGGAGCAAGTGCTCAGGTTGATGTTTATTTAGTAACAAACACAGGAGATGATGTTTATATAATAAGAAACGCTCCAGTTCCTGCAGGATCATCATTAGAAATAATAAGTGGATCAAAAATAATTATGGAGTCAAGTGATGTCCTACGAATCAGATCAGGGACGGCAACTGCCCTGGATGTAGCTGTAAGTTATTTAGAACAGACTTAAGGAGGTATAACAAATGGCTTTAACAACAGTAAGTTCAGAAAGGCTTTCTACAAATGTAAAGACCTCTAACTTAGGAACAGAACTTAAAAAGAAAGTAGGACAATCTAAAAATTTAATAATTAATGGAGCATTTTTAATAGCCGAACGTGGTACGTCATCTACAACTTCTGGTTATGGTACTGTTGATAGGTTTAAAGTTACATATAGTGGAACAAATGAAAATCCTACACAAGCACAAGTTGATGTTGCAAGTGGTACTACACCTTATACTTCGGGATTTAGAAAAGCCTTAAAAATAACTAATGGAAATCAAACAGGTGGAGCTGGTGCTACTGATCATATAAGAATAGTTAATGTAATAGAAGGACAAGATATAGCTACCTCAGGATGGAATTATAAATCTGCTTCTAGTTTTATAACTTTATCTTTTTGGGTTAAATCAAGTGTTGCCCAAAACTTTTATGGTTTTATAAGAAATACAGATGGAACAATGTATCAATATCCCTTTGAAACTGGCTCTTTAACTGCTGATACTTGGACAAAAATTACAAAAACAATTCCTGGTAATTCTAATTTAACTTTTAATAATGATAATGGTGGTGCTTGGGAACTATATATTCATCAATTTGCTGGAACAGGTGAGACATCATCAGGTGTAACTTTAAATGCTTGGGCTACTTATAGCGGAACTGCAAAAATGCCTGATAACACCTCAACATGGTACACAACAAATGATGCAACATTTGAATTGACGGGAATGCAGCTTGAGGTGGGCAGCGTTGCAACAGATTTTGAGCATTTTACTTTTGCTGATGACTTAAGAAGGTGTCAGAGATATTATTATAGACACTCTGAAGGTAGTTCAAAAACTATAGGAACTGCAACTATATATCAAGCTAATAATATTTTTCTTATCATTAAGTTTCCTGTCACAATGAGAACAACACCAACTACAGATGTAGCAGATGGAACTTCTTTCTTCAGAGTATATGCTAATGGTGGCAATGATGGTTTTGATACATTTAGTGGAACATGGAATGCTCAACCTAATGCTTGTGGATTAAATGCTTATAGTGCAGACGGTGTGTCTGGGATGACTGCTGGACATTCTTCTATGATTCTCTCAGATCATGCAGATTCTTATCTAGCTTTTACTGCGGAGCTTTAAACTTATGGCATATCCAACAGATCCAATTTATAAATTAGTCAAAAATTCAACTACAGGTGTTGTAGATCAAGTAAAAACAAAGAATGGTAGTAGTGTATTTTTTATTCCATTCAATGAAGAAAACACCGACTACCAAGAATATTTAGAGTGGGCAAAGACAAACACAGCCGAAGCTGCTGATGGAGATACACTAACTTGGGATGATATTAGAGCTACAAGAGATCAGATATTAAGAAATACAGATTGGACAATGACAACTGGTGCAACTGTAGATCAAGCTCAGTGGGCTGCATATAGACAAGTTATAAGAGATATTCCTCAGACTTATAAAGATAAAACTCCTGATGATGTTGTCTGGCCAACACAACCATCAACAGCTGGTCCTAATACATAATCTAGAAGATTACTCCCTGTAAAATAAGAACAGAAAAAGAATATTGTAGTTAAACAGTCATGCCATATATTGGAAATGACATAAGAGCAAATGTAGATTACAAA